ACGAAGAGGTAAAGGTAATTTTATCATGTGTTCAAGTGATGTAGCTTCTGCTCTAGCAATGGCTGGTGTACTAGATTACGCTCCTGCATTATCAACATCATTGAGTGTTGACGATACAGGTAGTACTTTCGCTGGTGTTCTTAACGGCACTATCAAAGTATACATCGATCCATATTACACAGCAGCGGCTCAAAGGCCTACTGGTGTATCAACAGGTGAAGGATATTGTACAGTAGGTTATAGAGGAACTAATCCTTTTGACGCTGGTGTATTCTATTGTCCTTATGTTCCGTTGCAAATGGTTCGTGCAGTTGGTGAAAATACTTTCCAACCAAAAATCGGTTTCAAAACTCGTTACGGTATGGTTTCAAACCCATTCGTAGGAGCGACTCCGGCTAATGGATTGGCGACAGCTCACACTAACTCTTACTACAGAAGTTTCGAAGTTTTAAACCTTCTCTAAGCTAGTAGTAATAAATCACTATGATTTGAAAAGAGTCCTTCGGGACTCTTTTTTTTAGCCACGAGTTTGTAGTGTTATAAATATAAGTGACAGAAACACACACACAGGAGGATATATGTCAAATAAAACAGGGTTCGAAATCAGAGCCGAATTACTTGGTCAAGCACAAGGCTTACTAGAAATGAATATCGATAGAGACAATACGAAAGTATTAACTCATAACGATAATTTTCCCAATGACTTAAGAGAGTTAGGGGAACAAAACATTTCAACAGAAGATGTCATCAAAGTCGCAAGACAACTTGGTGAATTTGTGAACGAAAAGTAAAAACCTTACGACATGGGAAGTGTAACACTTCCCCTGTTATAAATATAAGTACAATGAATGAAACCTCTAACAATAACGACAGATCGAACTGGTACGGTATTGAAGAAGGAAACTATAAGATAAAAGATATGATGATACAATATGATGAACTACTACACGAATATTCTAACGAAGATAGAAAGTGTGAAGTATGGGTGAAAGACGGCGTTTTTGGAATAAGAAAATTCCTAAATAATGTCTGGCAAGAAGACAAACTAATAGAAGACCACAATGAAATGTACGCTGAGAACGCTGCAGAGAATTGGGTACTAAGGGTAAACAGTTAATATGGCAACAGCAAATTGGCAAACAGATCAACCAACTAACTTAAATTACTTAAGTCCAGTAAATTTTGATTTACAGATAAACAAGTTACCTCAAACAAAGTATTTTTGTACAGGTGTAACATTACCAGGAGTAGTCTTTTCAGAAGCATTACACTCATTGCCTTTAGCTATTAACTCTTATCTACCAGGTGATAAAATAGAATTTGATCCTTTAAATGTAAAATTTCTAGTAGATGAAGATATGAAAAACTACATGGAAATCTTTAATTGGATTATGGCATTGGGACCAGGTAGTGATGAAGGAGATTTTCAAAATCTCACAGGTTCATCAAAAAATACTTCAGGTCAATTTAGTAACTCAGACTTCTCTAAAATGTATTCTGATGCTACTTTATTCGCTAATACATCATCTAACAACGCTAATGTTGAATTTCAGTTTCAAGATTGTTTTCCTACAAGTCTTGGTTCTATTGAATTCAATTCACAAGCTGACGGAGTTGAATACGCAACATGCGATCTAACATTGAGATATACTTTATTTAAAGTAAGAACCAGTACTTAAAAAGTACACTATATACTATATACATTATGAATTTAAAAGAAATACAAGCTATGTGGAAGTCCGATTGTCAAATTGACGATATCGAACTTGACGCATCCTCACTAGAAGTACCAAAACTACACGCTAAATACGCTGAACTACTACAAGATAAGAAGTTAGAAGTTATTCGTTTCGAAAGAAAAATGAAAGAACTTGATAAAGATAAGTGGTTGTGGTATGGTGGTAAAATGACTCGGGATCAAATTGAAGATCATAATTGGGACTATGATCCATTCGGTGGACTTACAGTTCTAAAATCTGATTATCACAAATTCACAGGTGCTGATAAAGACATTCAAGACTTGAATGATAACTTACAATACCTAAGAGTATCAGTTGAAGCATTAACTGATATTGTCTCTCAAATTACTTGGAGACATCAAACAATAAAGAACATTATAGAATGGCGAAAGTTCATGGCAGGCTCGTAGTAGCTAAAACTGATGAAGTATATCTAACGATATCTACAGAAGACTCAATAAGAAAAGAACTCTCCGAATCTTTTAAGTTTAAAGTTCCTGGTTCTGAATTCATACCCGCAGTTCGAAAGAGATTTTGGGACGGATACATTCGTCTATTCAATCTAACTACAAATAAAATCTATCTAGGTCTATACGATTATGTCAAAGAGTTTTGTGATGAACGAGGATATACTATAGAAGGATATGAGAAAGATACTGATATATTTACTATTGAAAGATACGAAGAAATAGTACAAGACATACCTTTTACACTTAGAGATTATCAAAAAGAAGCTGTAGCTTACGCCGCACATAATCAAAAATGTATACTAGTATCTCCGACTGCTTCAGGTAAATCTCTAATGATTTATAGTCTCATTCGTTACAACTTCTTGAAGAAGAACAAGAAAGCACTTGTGATAGTACCGACAACATCTTTAGTAGAACAAATGGCTAAAGATTTTAGAGACTATGGTTTCAGAGGTGATATTGCCAAAATATACGGTGGTGAGAAAGGTTCAGATGCACCGATTGTAGTTACAACTTGGCAGTCAATGATGAGAATGCCGAAAGGATTTGGTAATGAGTTTGGAATGGTAATAGGAGACGAAGCTCATCTATTCGCCGCTAAATCGTTATCAAAGATAATGGAATCACTCACAGAAGTTAAATATAAGATAGGTACAACAGGTACTTTACAAGAGACAAAGACACATAAACTACAGTTAGAAGGTATGTTCGGACCAGCGTATTTCGTTACTACATCAAAAGAACTCATGGACGAAGGTACATTAGCTAAATTAGATATTCAATGTTTAGTGTTGGCATATTGTGACGAAGAACGAAAACTTGTCAACAAAATGACATATCAAGAAGAAATGGATTGGATAGTCCGAAATGAACGAAGAAATATGTTCATAAATAATTTAGTAAAAGATTTAAATGGTAATACTTTAGTGTTATTTCAATTTGTTGAAAAACATGGTAGACCATTATTTGATTTGTTAGACAAATTAGATAGAAAAACATTCTTTGTTTTCGGCGGTACAGACGCTGTAGATAGAGAGAAGGTGAGAGAAATTGTTGAGAAAGAAAAAGATTCAGTTATAGTAGCATCGTTTGGTACATTTAGTACAGGCATTAACATAAAACGATTACATAATGTGATATTTGCTTCTCCAAGTAAGTCACGAATTAGAAATCTCCAAAGTATTGGTAGAGGTCTAAGAAAGGCAGACGATAAAGACAAAGTTACTCTCTATGATATAGCAGATGATCTTTCATGGAAGAAAAATATGAATTATACACTTAACCACTTTTCTGAGCGTATAAATATATATAGTACAGAGAATTTTGAATACGAAATACATTCAGTAAGGATGCCTGCCAATGTCGATACATGAAAATACAAAATATCAGTACATAAGATTGAATGACGGTAAAGAAATACTAGCAATGATTAGTGAGATAGGTGAGAAGATAGAGATGTATTTACCAATGAGTCTTATGTGTAAAGCTGCTGCATCAGGAATTGGTGTTACAATACATCTTGGACCAATGGTACCATTCACTCATGACGAGTTTGTTACGATTGATAATAAAGATATATCTTTCAGAACTAGTATTACAGATCAATTCATACAATTTTATGATGATGCTGTAACGAATTGGTTAGAATTGAGAGACAGTGGAAAGATGCAAATTCGAACTCAAAAACAAGAACATGAAAACGAATCAACTGAAATTAGAAGATTGATATCAGATAGACTAAAAGAAACATTATCCTGGGAGGATTACGATAACGAATTAGAAGAAGAATATCTAAAAAATAAAGATTTACCTACATCAGAAGACATAATACATTAAGTATATTCTTCTTTTCCCAAGTGATACTTTATTTTAACACCGATTCTTCAGATGTCCAGTGGTTTTAAGAAAATAAATGAAAATAAATAAGGCCTTGACAGGACAGGATTCTGCCGTATAATATATATATGACTAGAGAAAAAAGACAGACTAAAGCATCAGTACACTATGTAGAGAACAAAGTGTTTACTGCAGCTATTGTAGCACACAACAAAGCTTGTAAAGAAGCATTAGAAAATGATGTAGAAAAACCGAGAGTTACAGAATACATTGGAGAATGTATCTATAAGATAGCTACAAGACTTTCTACTAAACCGAACTTCATTAACTATTCATATAGAGATGAAATGATATGTGACGGTATTGAAAACTGTTTACAGTATATCAACAACTTTAATGAAGAAAAGTCACAGAATGCTTTTGCTTATGTCACACAAATTATTTACTTCGCTTTCTTGAGAAGAATTCACAAAGAAAAGAAACAAGCAGCGATAAAACAAAGAAGTATTGAACAAGCAGGTGTTCTATTCGATACTTTTGATACGATGGATGGAAATACTACAGGTATGAACAATTCCTATGTAGATTTCTTACAAGAAAATATGAATCCGATAAACTACACACCTCGCGGGTCTAAAAAGAAAAAAGACTAATTACATTATGAAAATAGCGTTACTGAACGATACTCATGCTGGAGTTCGTAATAACAATCAAATGTTTGCTGAATATCAAGGAAGATTCTATACAGAAGTTTTCTTTCCTTATTTAGACAAACATAACATCAAACAAATTATACATCTCGGCGATTATTTCGATAGAAGACGAGATGTAAACTTTTATTCTTTACATAAGAATCATGAACACTTCATAGAACCAATGAATGAACGAGGTATTCATATGGATTTAATTGTAGGTAATCATGACATTTACTTCAAATCAACTAACAAATTAAATAGTCCTGAGTATCTATTACACAGTCCAAACATCAATGTTTATACAGACGCTATAACAAAAGAATATGATGGTTTAGAGATATCATTACTACCATGGATAAATGAAGAAAATCAAGATGATGTACAAGAATATTTAGAAACAACAACAGCACCAATTTGTATGTCTCATTTAGAAGTTAATGGTGGTGAAGTATCACCAGGACATTTTCATGGAGGCGGAACACCTGTCTCATGGTTAAGTAGATTTGAACAAGTATACTCAGGTCACTTTCATACAGCATCAATGATTCAAAACATTCATTACTTAGGTTCTCAAATGGAGTTCACTTGGAATGATTTCGGTGACGACAAATATTTTCATGTCTTTGATACAGAGACAAGAGAAATCGAGAAGATACATAATCCTCTCAAAATGTTTCATAAAGTATTCTATGACGATACAGAAGAAACATTAATGACTATTAAGAAGAAAGACTTTAGTCATTTAAAAGATACATTCGTAAAAGTAATTGTTACGAATAAAAATGAACCATACTGGTTTGATGTTTTTGTAGAAGAAATTATCAAAGCTAATCCAGCTGACCTTAAGGTCGTAGAAGATCATAGTAATTTAGATATCCTAGATGAAGATGAACTAGTTGGAGAAGCAGAAGATACATTGACAATACTCACAAAACACATAGACAGTTTAAATATAGAAGGAGACAAATCTGAATTAGATGCATTGATGAAATCATTGTATGCTGAAAGTTTAGATATTTTAGTATGATAAAAATAATACAATTAAACAGCGGTGAAATGTTAATCGCTAAATTAAATGATGATAACAACGAAATGGAGAATCCTCTTTTCGTACATCAACAAGCGGTTGAAGGACAAGGACCTAAAGTGAACTTATATCCTTACAATATTCTTGGACAGGGTAACATTACTCTTAATCCAGATAACATTGTTTGGACAGTTGATCCTGAACAAAAACTATTAAATCAATATGAGACTGCATTCAGTTCTATAATCACACCACCGAAAAACAAAATAGTAACATGATAGACGGAACATGGACTTTAGAAGGCCATTCTCTAACTTATGAACAACATAACGACAGAGTGACAATTAGAGAAGTTGTGCATCATCCAACAAGAGACCCACACAACTCACATACAAATGTTTCTGTAGAGAAAGCAACAGAACATCAAGAGAGATACATTAGATTAGGATATGATAAAGTTTCATAAAGTAAAATTCAAGAATTTTCTATCGACAGGTAATGAATTTACCGAGATAGATTTATCAAGAAAAAAAACATCTTTAGTAATCGGAGCTAATGGTTCAGGTAAATCGACAATGCTAGATGCATTGACATTCGGATTATTTGGTCGTGCGTTTAGAAAGATACCAAAGACAGCTTTAGTTAATTCTATCAATCAAAAACATACAGTAGTAGAAATTGAATTTTCTATTGGTAGACAACAGTACAGAATAATGAGAAGTATCAAACCTAATAAGTTTGAGATTTACTTGAACGGTACACTCATGCATCAAGATGCGTCTGTAAGAGATTATCAAGCGATCTTAGAACAACAAATACTTAAGTTGAACTACAAGTCATTCACTCAAGTAGTTGTCTTAGGAAGCTCTACATTCACTCCTTTCATGCAGTTAAACACA